GCGCTAGTATCAGATGTCTTCCCCACCAGCAAATTACCACTGCTGTCGACGCGCACACGCTCAGCATCGTCTGTATGAAATCTAATTGGCTGTGCATCTGCCGTTGCGATAAAACAATCGCTTGCTGTTTTACCTAAGAAAAAAGAAGTGTTACCTGTTGTTTCAACAACATTAACAATAGGTGCTGTTGCATCAAAAACATTTATACCATTTGCATTAGACGAAAGACCGCCGTTGTCAAAAGTAGTTCCACCCACCAAAACATTATTATTCGTGCTATCAACAAACAGCGTATTCGTGTCAACTGTCAGGTCGCCAGTGACAGTCATGTTGCCCGAAATTACAGGAGAAGTCAGGCTGGATGTCCCGGCGTCAACATCTTTGAGGTGGCTCATAATTTCACGCAAAGCATTGTTCACATTAGAAGGCAGCATACCTTCGTCGATCGAAATGCCGCCAACGTCTGTGTTATTGGCTGCGGTTGCGTCATACTGATTTATTGCATCCTTCGACATTATGCGTTCTCCAAATCTGTAATACGTTGTCTTAGGGTTTGAATTTCTTTAATCATCATCGGCACTAGTTTTGAGTAGTCCACGCCCATCATTTCTTCAGAGTCTTCTGGCTGACTTACAGCTTCAGGCGCAACGGTAAGAAGTTCCTGTGCAATCATGCCGTATTTCTGGTGTGACCCGTCAACCTTCCAGTCAAACGAGCGTACTTGGATAGCGTCAATATCAGAAGAGGAAGAAGGTGCGTCTACGATATTTTCTTTCAGGCGATAGTCTGATGATGTGTTGAAAGATGTAGCAGAACCATTGGTTGTTATAGAGCCAACTTGTCCATTAGTATTGTAGAATTGATAATGTGCATTATTTGTAGAAGTATTAGTGCTTGACCTAATAAAGAAGATATCGCTTCCGTCCACAAACGCAACACCATAATCTGCACCTGTTAGGCTAAAATCACCTATAGCTAATTTTCCGTTAGAACTAGTCGTCCCCACCAGCACATTGCCACTGCTGTCGATACGCATGCGTTCTGAACTGCTTGTCCAAAACTGCATACTATCAGTAGAATGTTGATACCTAATAAGACCTGCATATTCAGCAGATGTAGCGGAATTATCACCAAAATAAATTTGACAATTACTGCTTGTGCTACCCTGCAAAGACAAAGCCGCTATTGACCCTGTGTTATCGCCTATTTGAAGATTTCTGTTAGGCGAACTCGTCCCAATTCCCAGCCGACCTGAGCTATCAAGGCGCATAACTTCACTGTCAGCCATATCAAAAATAGTGGCGGTCTGACTGTTTAATCTGAGATTACCATTAGAACCAGTAATATCGGCAGACGCACCAAAGCCTGTGTCTGTTAAGGTTATGATTGGGTCGTTTGATGCTGATAAATGTAAAATACTACTAGGCGAAACAGTACCCACCCCAACCCGATTATTCGTGCTGTCAACGTACAGGGTATTCGTGTCAACTGTCAGGTCTCCAGTGACGGTTAGGCTATCAGCAGAAGGGCTTTCTAGTGCAATCGTGCCAGCAGAAACATCTTTGATGTCTGCCATCAATTCTCTTATGGCGTTGTTAATCCCTGCCGGGCTGCACCCTTCAGAAATGTCAACGGATTGAATGTCTGTATTGTTGGATGATGTCGCGTCAAAGTCGCGGATTGAGTTTTTTGCCATAGCTTAACCTGTAAAAAGTTTTAGGGTTGTGTTGTCGTGGACACAGCGCCGACTGTGCCTGCGGAACGAGCGGCAAGCGTCAATCGGTTTATGATTTTTTCAACTGCATTTTGCAGCATCATAATGCCGCCTTCGTCAGTCAGCGCTTTACGAAGAACCTCTGGATTTTCTTCAATAAGAAGTTGCGCGACCTGCGTTCTTTGATTTTCATTTAGTTTTTGTCCGTAACTATTTACCGCTTGACGAGCCAAACGGACGACAGCCATTGGATTACCGCCCACAGCTTCGGCAACATCACCTAAAGCGGTTTGATTGCCAATGCGGTTGGCTTCTAACAGTGTCTTTGCAGTCTGTGACCCGCCCGTCACAATATTTTTTGTTTCTTGTGCGCCTGCTGCACGGGTCAAAAGAGGTATAACGTCATCTAATACATCTGCCGGAAAGATTGTGTTAAAGACTTGAGCCTCATTGCGAAACTCATCTGTTAATGCTTTCATCAATGATGCTGAATTACCCGCACGACTTTTACGTCGTATGGCGTCGGCAAATCCCATACGGAAAGCACGAACAGCATCGTCGTCACCTGCCTCAATTAGTTTATTAAATTTTATTTCTATTGCATCAGCGCCTATACCTTGATTAAAGGCTTTTTGACCGTCTTCAAATGCTTCGCCTGATGTTTTGACCTTATTCCATGTTGCACGGGTTTCTCTTAAAGCTGGAGAAATTTCATCAAGTTTATTACGAAGTGTACTTTCAAGCGCCTTGTACTCTGTTGCTATTGTTCCTCTACCACTTTGAAATGCTGATGTGGTTTTCTCGTTCAAAGCCCTGCGAATAATTTCTGCTTCCTCAAGGCTAGGTCTTTTTAACAGAGTTATTGATCCGTTTTTATTAATTTTATAAAACGGTTTCATCTTTGAAACTTTTAATATTTTATTTACTTCGTTTGCAACACTACGGTCACGATTTAAAATGTCAGTGATAATGTTGGAACCCTCATCATCTATTTTACCACCACCAGAAGCAAAAAGTTTTTTGTAAGATGCGCTAGTTGCCGCCTCAATAGCTTCCTTACCGCTTTTAAATAATTTTAATACGTTTGCATCAACGTCACCGTCAGTAAGAATACCTTGTATTGATTTTAAGGCTTTATCACGCAACTGACCGGGACGACTACCAACAACATCGTCTATTGATTTTTGTGCTTCACCAGATGATGCTCGGTAAGCCCTTAAAGCCTCCCTTGCAGTATTATTTAAATCTGCCATAATTTCACCAGCTTCAACTCTGGCAATAATCTCATCAACACTGACGCCGCTTTCTTTAGCAATTCGTTGAATTTCCGCTTCGACAGCAGTGCTTGCTTTATTGCCAAACTTGCGCCGCGCAAAATCTAACAAACCTGTAAATTTGTTACCTACAAAACTAAACCCTTTTTGAAATATTGGACCAGCTATTGCACCTGTTAAACCACCTGTACCCGCAGAAATAAGCCTTGACTGTAAATCGCCATCATTGGCGCCAAATCCATACACTGTGCCTTGCAAGCCACTTACAACAGCAGTTCGACCCAGAGAGGCGGGAATACTACCACCACCAGTAAAAGGCGCTGCTAGTAATGCTGGAACCATTGCCCCGCCCATTTCGTAACCCAAAGATTGATACGGGTATGCTTCACGGGCAGCGCGAATGTCGGCCTGAATTTCATCTAAAGATTTACCGTAATCTTTAGCTAAACCAAAGCCTGTTTTTAAGCCAGCTTCGATTTCATCAGCAAAGCCTAATGTGGCTCCCTGAAAGCCAAGACGTAAGGCCTGTGGGTCTGTTGAAATATTATCTATTGGTAGATTTTCTTCTTCAAGATATCGTACTGCCATCAGAAAATCCTCGCAATTTTTCCACCTATTATTACATAAGTACCTTTTGGCAACTTATCTGCCTCGTCTTCACTCGCCGCTTCTATTGGATTTAAATAGCTACCCAATTTTGGCAAACGACTTCTTACAACATTCTCAGAATTCAACTGATTTTGGTTTGAAATATTTATATATTGATTTTCGATTAAGCTTTGTCTGTTAAGGAGCGGTCTTACTTGATTACTAGATGCTTTTAAAAAGTTAGTTCGTTGCTCTGGGGTTAAACGCAATCCCTCAGTTACTGCATTGTAAAGGTTGCGAACTCTTTGAGGTACACCTGCCGAATTTTCAGCAGTTGCAAATTCGCCTTCACGAACCACTGAGCCGGGGTCAACAGTTTTCATGAAATTAAAAATTAAAGAAATATCGTCCGCACCAGTTGGGTTTTTTGATGTTGCAGAAGCAGCAACTTTTTGAAAGCTATCATATGCTTTGTCAAATTCTTTTGAGGCATTGTCATATTCTTTTCTTAAATCTTGCTCAAATTCAAAAAATTGTGTCTCTTTGGGATCAATACCATCTTTTAATTGAACCGCACCCGCGTTTAAATATCTTAGGAGTTGGGGATCATCTTCAGCAAAATTAAAAACACGACCTTGAAACTGAACTTGGACAGGTTTACCAGAATATGTTTTAAAACCTTCTTTTAAAAAATAACCAAGCGCTTGATCTGTTGGTAATATAGAAGCTATTTTAAGCTGTTCCTGCGTTAAATTTCCTACGGGCGACATAGATTGACCCGTTGGTGCGCCTGTCATCGCTGGTGCATTTGATTTGATTTCTGGAAGTTTAACAAATTCTTCAAGACCAGAAGGTGTTTGTATTGTTGGTGTTATTGTTGTGTTTGCGGGTGTCATCGTTGATTGGTTTACCCCGCCACCTATTAGCTGTGCCAACAATGCTCGTCTTTTTTGGTCTTCGTCTAATTTATCTAATGCAGCAAAATTTGTTATGCCAGTTTGAATGGACTGACCAAAGGGTTGCCCCTCAAGTAAACTTAAACCAGTTGACAACAAGCCTAAAGTTTGAGGATTTATATTTAAATTATTCAAAACACTCATTGTCACTACCTACCCTAAAAGACCTAACCCAGCGCCCACCAAAGCACCTATTGGGCCAGTAATTCCTAACGCTGTACCTAATCCCGTTCCCGCTAAAGCGCTGCCAGCAGCATAACCAGTTAGACCACCACCAGCCGCAGACGCCAAAGGACTAACGCCCGGTTGAGTGGCTGACGTATTCATAGCTGACGGTGTTAAACCTGCCGCACTCGCAAGAGCGCCGAACTTTGACATCTGTGCTGCGTTTAATTCATTTATGAAATCTTGTTGCGCTTGTATTTGTGCTTGCGATAGTTGACGCTGCTGTCCACCAACAGCCTCAAGTGCTGTTAAATCTGCAAAGCGTTGATTTGCAAGTTGCGGAGCCAATCCAGCCGCTTGCATTTGACGAGCGCGGTTCTGCTGTTCTGCTGATATAAGTTGCCCAGCAGCCTGCATTTGTGCTGCGCGGTCTGCCTCTACCTGTTGCGCTAATATTGGTGCTGCCGCACTTGTTACACCTGCACCTAATGCACTACCAAATGCACCACTGCCTAAACGACCGCCAAGCGCATATTGAGACGCCGCTTGATTTACAGCACCAGAAATTGCGTTATCAATCTGCGTTTGTAAAAATGGATTAGTTGGCGATTGCCCTCTAGCAATGTCGCCCAAAAAACTTTCAGCGTATGTTGGTTGTGAACCGCCTGAAATAATGCCACCCAAAAGGCCTTGTGCTTGCTGAACAGTCGAATCACCCGCTAAAGCACGTTCTGCTGTCAACTGTTGTGCTTGTAATTCAGTTGGTGAAAACCCCGCAACACGTTCACCAGCAAAAACTGCTGGCTGTATATTTTGTGCAGCGCCAAATACCTGTTGCAACTGATTTTGCAAAAAGGGAGGTATTTCTTGCACCTGTGTTACGGTTTGCGATTTACTGCCGCCTTTTCCCATCTTTAAACTCCATTTCGTAATGCACAAATTTTGGCTTGAAGTCTCTTTTCTCTAGCCATCGTTGCCACGCCAAGCGTCCATACGCCTCGAAGTGTGTGCAGTCATTATGTTTTGCAACTTCTTCTAAGGTGTCCAAAACCAGATTGAACCACCGCTTCATTTGTTTGCCGCCCAAAAACTCCAGCGCATAACCGCGTTTATTTGGGTAGGTAACAATTCTTGTTGTGAGAGCAGCGATTATGTCGCTGCCATCAATAACGAGCCAAAGAACTGAATTGTTCATTTGGCAATCAACATAAAGGTCGTAAGCCTTAATCTTACCTTCAGCCGTATCTATGGCGGGTTGTAAGTACTCAAGCGCTTTGTCCCAAAACGTGTCGATCATTTCGACAGGGACAGGCGCAAACTTCAGGTCATCCGATGACGACATATTTAAACGTCCGGTCAGATTGACTGTTATTTGCGTGGGTAATCGTAAAGGTCTGCTTACCACGCGATGAAACGAACATTCCGTCCATTTCAGCCGCCGCGTTTGCAGTTGTCGGCATGAACAAAATTACGCTGTCCGGCCCTGCCCTATCTTCTGATACTGCGGTGCTGGTGGCGCTGGCGGTTAGTGTAACCGACCCTGTTGAGTTCAGCTTTCCGTCAACTGTTCTGTTTACGACCTCTGCAATCTGGCGAGGCTCTGCACCCATTGGCGGTAAAGTTCTAAACTGATTTGACATCAGCGCTCACCCAACGCTTTGCCGTCAATGTCAACGCCTTGGGCAAAGTTCCAATTACCTGTCAGATTACATCTAACAATATGGAACCGACCCTGCGCTCTAACCGGGCAGAACCCTTGAGTATTTAAAGACGATGCTGTTCCAAATGTCTGGCTATCTGTCTGACGATTTCTAGTCCCGACCTGTGCGGTTACTGTGCCGCCTTGCGTCATTGGTATTACACGATTTAATATGCCATGACGTTTTTGCGATATACTAAACTCTGCTGTTTCAACAGTTGCCGCAATCGACGTTCCTGTAAAACTGTGCAGCTTTTTATCTTTTGATCCGCCAAAGATGTAACCGCCGCCTTTATAAAGGTCGCTGTCAAGCGACGCAGGCAATGTCTCAATGCTGCTTGAGATATTATCTAACTGCTCAACTGTGTAGCCTGCGGTAAAGTAAGGAGCCAGAAACTCTGTCTCAAACTCACCATATGACCAGCGATCAAGTGCGTAATTATAAATCAACACTTTGTCAGGCTCGACTGCTGTGGCGCTGTTACTAACAAATGACCACATCACGACCTGTTGTTGTGGGTCAACTGCACAACTCATTCTGTCGCTATTTTGTGCGTCGAACTCACCTAAGAACCAACGGTTAACCTTCTCGGCTCCAATCGGACGCGACTGCTGACCGTCGAAAGCATAAAAGCCATCGTTACTTAAATAATAAACTGTGTGTCCTACGTTTGCCACACTGCCGGGGAACTGACAGCCTCTAGTCGTTTCAACCTTATCAAACTGGAATATTAAAGGTGTGCCGACATAAGTAGCCCTAACAATAGCACGCTCCAATAGGATAGTGGCGTACTCTCCGCCGACCAATCCAGTGATTTCACCTGCGTCAGCAATGTCCTGACTGTCCGCTTGATTTGTTCCAATAGTCCAAGAAGTTGTGTCATTGATTGCCGACCATCTTACTCTAAACGGTGTCGTTGTACCACTCTCGTCAATGTGTGCAGTCATAACGAAGTCACGGACGTTGGCTACAAACCTTGCTTTCGGTGCGCCTGATAAAGCTGAAAACGCTGTGTCAGTTCCTAGCAAAAACTTTTGTGTTGCCACGTTTGTTCCACCAACAGCTATGACATAACTGCCAAATTGAACAAACCGCCAGTAGTCCTCTGACGTTAACGAATATCCACCCCCCACACTAACATCATCAAGTCCGCTGTCCGTCTGGTCAAACAAGTATAACTTGCCGCCATCACCGACGAACAACTTAACATTGCTGCTCGTATCCTTTGCCGGAAAGATGCCTCGGATACGATTGTCAGCCGCAGTGCTTAATGCCTCAAGTTCTTTTATAGGTGTGTAGCCTGAAGCAGAGGCAATAACATTTTTTGCTTCGGTTGCTCCGACATTTTGAAAGTCAGGTTGGTCGGGCAACCATTCACCAAATCTAATCATTGTCGTAACCAAACCTCTGACTCAGCCGATGACGGCGTCCATGTTCCTGATGCAGCCGCTATGTCACTCCAAGTCTCACTGCCTAATGCAACGTCAGACCATGTTTCATCACCAGCAGCGATGTCAGTCCAAGTCTCTCCGCCTTCAGCTACGACGTTCCAAGCCTCGCCCTGCAACTCACCAGTTATTGTGGCGGTGATTGTCGGGTCGGCTGTGCCTGCCATGACAAACTCACCGATGATGCCTGCGGTTGTTGTGATTGCTGTGTCTGCTGTACCGACAACAGAAACGACTGCATTATATGATGCGCTTACTGTGACTGCCGTATTGACAGAACTGTCAACCAATCTGATTGGTATAGCTGAACCAGTTACGCTAACTGATATACTTGCTGCACCGTCCATCTTTGCGATAAACGCAGCAGTTGCGGCAACCGATGCTGCTCCCGTAACGGAAGCATCGACTTGTGCAATTCTTATAGATGCCGCCGATGTTGTGGTGGCAACATTTACAGACGCCGATACTGTGGCAACTCGTGTTGCAACGGAACTTTCTGTAATTGATGTGCTAACCGAGCCGTCAACTTGACGGACGGGCGTTGCTGCGCCTGTTGTTGTTATTGCAGTGCTTACAGCACCTGCCGCAAATGTAATTCTTTGCGCTTCAGCAGATGTTGTGACAGCAAAGCTAACAGAGGCATCAACTGGTATCGCAAACTGAATTGATGCAGTTGCAGTAACAGAAACACTTGCAGACGCTGTTGGAGCAATTAGGACAGCCAGCGATGACAGGTTGTCCATGTTGCCTAAAGCATCAAGAAAGTCCAAATCTCCCCAAGCATCCAACTGCTCAAGGGTCGGGTTTTCCCAAGGTAAGGCGTCTAATAAATCTAGGCTGTGCGGTAGAGCATCAATACTGCCTGTAAGTTGCTCTAGGCTTGGTGTGTTAGTAGCCATGATGCCACCTATTAGGCAGCAGTTACGTCAAGGTCGCCTGCCGCTACTTTTAATATGTCGCCACTGCCAATCGTTTTGCTTGATGAGAAAGCACCATGAATTAACAGATTGCCAGAAGATGAGGCGTCAAAAATTCCAAAATGCGAAACTGCGCCCCAAGACCCGGTTGCAGCTGCAAATTCAACTGCGGCTGAGTTATCAGTCGTGCCGCCAGAAGCAGCATCAAAGTTAATGGCTACGCGAGAATAATTATTTCCCGTTAACTCAGTGCCAGAATTATCGTCAGCAAATGAACCAGTGCTAAGACCAAGGTACGCTTGTGAAGGGAATGTATAAGCCGATGTGCCTAGAATATGGTCTAGGATTTTATTTTCGGCGTAATCAGAAAGTGCAGACATTTTATGCTCCTATGTACTCTGCTTGCATTGCAAGACCGCCACCGCCAAAGCGTGACTTTTCCATTTCTTTTGTGATTTCTTCGATGCTTCGACTAAAATATTGGTCGTATTGCAAAGCCCTCGGCTCATCCATCAAGAATGTGTATGCGTGTGTAAGACTGCCATAAAGGTAAGCGTCGGGGTGTCGTGTTAATATTGTGTTGGTTGTTGCACTATCTGATAGCGCAGTTATACCCTCACCGTAGATCATTTCGACAGTTTCTGCCGCAGACGGAACAGGACGCAATGCAACTTCAGTTCCAATAATTGTGTATGCTTGTGGCTTGCCGCCAAATGCATTAGGGAACTGTTTATAAAATTGTTGAGGTGTATAATACTCTAACACTCTTTGCGGGCTGCTGTTAAGTTTTATTACACGAATTTCCCGTAAATCTGTCGGCAAACTTATAAACTCATCGTCAGCAGTTGTGGTAGCAGTCACACGTTTTTCTTGACTGCGGGTGCTTAACTCACGGCTCATTCTTGCTTCTGCAAGACTGATAAAATTTTTGATGTCGCTGGTCAAATCGGTTCGTGCCAAAAATTCAGCAATCGCAGTCTGCAACTCGGAATAAGTCGTGATAGCCATTAGATGTGTCCTGTGTCAGTTCTGAAAAAACGATTGTCATAATCGTTTAACCACTTTCGCCAATCAGTCGGGTTGTCTTTAGGTTGACCAAATTTTTGAACAAGTTCTTGATAAAGTCCGGCAGGTATGTCAGCAACTTTACGTCGATGCGCTTGCGTGTTCCCTATTAGCGAACCGGGACGAAACTCGTTAGCTTCTTCACGATTTTTAGCAACAATACCGTCAATGTTATGTTTGCTTTCAACAATCATTTCATCGTTGTTAAAGTGAACCCAAGTTTCTTTACCAGTAATGGGGTCACGTTTCATTAGTCTTTTATTCATTAGAAAACCTTAATGGGGGTAGCCGAAGCTACCCCCTAGCACTTTAATTAAGGTCGTAAACTGCGCCGTGTGCTTTCGGTGCAGATACTTTCAAACCATATTCCGTAATAATTTGGAACTTGGCTGCGTCACCTGTTTTAGCCAAATCTTCCACAAGGAAGTTCCGACCCGGCAGGGTGACGACCGCAGCGTAGTCGCTGTCCAAAAGATACAGACGGTCATTACCGATTTGCCTGTCGATGACCACTGAAAGTTCACCGTAGTCACTTAAATAAAGCGAGACCGACCCAACAATTGCTGCTTCGCGTGGAGCAGTGTATTGGATTTGGTTTGTAGCAACTGAACCTGAAGACAGGTCGCTGAACGTCGCTTTTTTAGCAGGCGATACAACGAGCATGTTTGGGTTGCCGCCGTCCTCATAAGCAGCCTGATGCGCCGCATCAATGAGAGCCAGTGACAAGTCACGGTCTGTGCCGCCAGTTGGTACGTCTGAACCGTCACCAGTTGGTGCAGCACCAGAACTTCCAACAGATACGTTGGTAATCCAGCTTGACAGGTTTGC